CACCTTCACTTCTTTAATCCGATGAAAATACTCTTCTTCACTCGTTGAACTCCAAAGAATTTCTAATACTTCTATTGCCATGTCTCGCTGATAAGGAAACGGCATAAACAGGATGCTTTCGACGCGTTCCCGTGCGTCTTGGACGGGGGTTTGTTGGGGTTGTGGTTTTTTAGGCATTAGTAGGTTCGTTTTAATTTTCCTTGGTTAATTAAATCCTGCATTTCTTCTTTTGAGTAAGTGAACTCTTTTTGCCCGTCCACTTTTTTTACCCGATAACGAATCGGCGGCAGGCTCAGACTAACGTAAATTGGGCTTACAATTACAATCGAACTACCGTTTTCGTGTTGGTAGGTTTCCCCTGTGTGCAGTGTTCTCAAAATGGGGCGGCCTCCTCCTCCTGCATTATTTCATCCCAAGCGGGTTTTCTTCAAAGTTCGTTAATTGGTGTTAGTTGCGGCACTTTTACTTCTTCCAGTGGTATTTCGGCTTGTACCGCAAAATCTCCCATTTCATTCTCCCATGCTTGACGGGCTACTATCTGCTCAGTATCTGGGTCAACTTCCACTTCTGCGTATCTACCCGTTACGCCTTCTTTGTCGTACAGGAAAGAAGCCATTCCAACCTCACCCATAAAAAAGAACTTCACCTTTTGAACGTGTACGTCCACTACTCCCGTTTTGTAATTCCGATAAACAGTAAAGCCATTGTAGGTTTTATTGAAAAAGTTGGCACTCCCGCTAATACTGTACAGGTTTGGCACTTCAAACATTTTCGTATTTTTATCCTTTGCAATCTTTGTCGGGTGTGCCACTAACCAGATATGCACGTTGTTTAATTCGCAAAACGTCTTGATTTTTGTTAGAACCTTAGATATGTACTGTGTTTCCGTTTCGCCCTGAGTCATGTTAAATTCAATATAGTTAAATGGGTCAATTACTAACCCGTCAATTCCGTAACGCAAAACCAATTCACGCGCTTTAGCCAATATACCGTCAATGGTAAGGTCGATTTCGTTAAACTTTAGAAACCAGTAATTTTCATTGACAAACTTTTTAGCTCTGTCTTTGTGTTCGACCGACATTTTATTTTTACCTGCAAAAGTTTGGCCGACGTACTTTTGAATTAAACTGATTGAATGAAGTTGAACAGGTGCGCTTTCGGGAGAAAAAACCCCAAATTTCCAACCATGACGGGCTGATAGCCGTATCATAATTTGGTCAATGAAGTTACTTTTGCCGCTTTGAGGTATGCCTGTGATTGTTGTAAACTCTCCGCGTCTCCATGAAATAAGCCTATCAAAGTTTGGGTAGCCTATTGTGTCGCCTTTAGGGAAACCGTATTTATAGATATACTCCAATTCGTCTTCAACATCATTAAGCGTCTGAATGCCCTCTAAAGGATATTGTTTTGCACTCCGTATTACTTCATTTAACTTCTCTCGTCCAAACTTTACCAGTACCTCGTTGGAATCCTTACAGCCTTCTGGGTACTCCACAAAGTAGCAAATCTCCTTTCCAATGCGTCTGGCTAACTCCTCACGAAGCATTAAACCTGCGTCGTCTCCGTCAGTGGCAATAACCACCTTTTTCATGTGTTGAAAGTACGGCCAGCAGTTATCCAAGTATTCTAATTTGGCGTTACCCTTACTTGCTCCATTCGGCACGCTTACCGCGTTAAAAAGGCTTGCTTCGTATAGACTCATACAATCAACCTCCCCTTCGCAAATAATACACTCGTCGCGGCCTTTGATAGCGTTGAGGTTGTAAAATATCAATTCAGCCTTTGAAACCATTTTAAAGTTCTTGGCTCCGTCACGGAATTTGATATTTATTAACTCTTTGTCTCGGTAGTAGTTGAAGTTAATACAGTTACCGTTTTTGTCGGTTTGTGGCATCCATTCAACACTTTCGGTAATTTGGAAATACTCCAACGTTTCCTTGCTGATACCGCGACTTTTAAACCATCCTTCTACTTTTTCTCCAAACTGTCGGCTTCTTGGTTCAGGTCGAATATAAGAAGTCTTATTTTGCATTTCTTCCATAATGCCGCCCGACCAAGAACAAGGTGGATAATGGCAGTTCCAAACTTTCTTATCTATATCAACGCTCAAACTTTTATCGCGCTTATCGTTTCGTGTATCAGAACATTTCGGGCAACGCGTCTTTAATTGTCCGTGGTTGCGCCCTTTTAGGTCTATACCTGTATCACTCCAACGATGAAAAACTTTTTGCCCGCTCATGGTTTAGGGGTTTAGGGTTAATAGACCATTCTACTTTCCACTTTCTTAGGTACTACCTTGTCAAGGTTTAGAGGTAGCCAATTATTAAAATAGCTTCTAAAACTCGCCCTATTCTTTTGTTCGCCCGAAACAACCAATCTATCGCAAAAAATATCAATCAGTTGGTGCAGTTGGAAGGGTGTGATTTTGTTATTGGCGCAAAGTATTTCACTCGTAATTTTATCGGCTTTTAAATCACTGCCTAACTTCTTTATTTGCACATAAAGGTCGCCAGATTGGTTTACCGCCTCTCTTGCTTTTTGACGGTCTGCCTCAACAAATGCTGGTACTTCGTTTTTTGAATTTTCTTCAAAATTTTCAAAAACGGTATTTGTAATATCTTTAGTACTTTGTAATCCTTTTAAGTTAGTCTTTTGTATAGAGCAACTTTTACCGATGTCGGTCGTTTCCGATTTCGGTAAAAACCGAAGTGCTTTAAAAATGCCGTCAACTGTACCCTTCTTCTCCCCTACTAATTCGTGAAGGTTTGATTTGTTTACAACCCAATCGTTAGGGAGGGATAAAAGGTATAGCATAAGCCCTCTTTCTCCAAGGCTCAAATCTTTTCCCTGAGCAATTGAGTTAGGGATTGACACAAACTTATTTGTTGACTTGCTTCGTACTATCTGCCCTGTATTCATTATGCTTTCTGATAAAAATAATTCGGCTTCCCAAGTCTCTCGCGTCTCTTTTCTTTCAATTTCACCAAATACCCCTCTTTGTACAGGCTTGAAATTGACCTGCGAATAGAAGTAATTGGTACGCTGTTGCTGATGCGCCCCAAGGCAAGTAATTGGCTGTACACTCTTGCACCGCCTTTAAAGAAGTCCATAATCAATTCGTTTTGTGTATTGGCTTTTGCTTTGGCTTCTACCAAAGTTTGGCCTGTTTCGTGGGTGGTGTTAAAGTAGGACATGGCTTTAGTGTTCTACGGCCTGTAAAGCTCTATTTTTAATAACAATTTTCTCGAACATTTTAACAGAGTATTCATCGTGCGACCTGCCTTTATAGACATTTCGCATTGTCATTAAATCAACCTCTGGGTCAATATCCTTCGCCAAATTCCTCCAAAACTTAGGGATTTCGTCGTGAATGTTCTCCATTCTCATTTTTAGCGTTCTGTCAATTAGTTTCATGTTTACCGTTTAATAAATTAATATTACCTTAATTAGGTACTTAAAGTATTTAGTATAATATTTGTCGTACCATTTGATTATCAAAATTAGTTAATTATATTTAAAATAACAAATTGTTACTATGAAAATAGGAGAAAATTTAAAAAAACTTAGAAAACAGGCCAATTTGACCCAACAGGAGGTGTCGGAAATGCTCGGTTTCAAGAATCACACGGGGTACGCGCATTGGGGATTATCTGGAACTAACCAAGGAAGACTTTAAAGTGATTGACGGCTACGTTTGGCTTATCAAAAACCGAAAAAAAACTTTTGACGAACACTTATCCACCATTGAGCAAAAAATGCACCCAATACCGATAAAAATAATTTCAGATTACGGAGGACAGATTGAAGCCACTTTTAAGGGTCAACGACGCAATAAAAAGCAGGTTTCGGGGCTTCCTGCTATGCACCCCGTAAAGTTCAATGAACGCCTAAAGGTACTCGAACAAATGGCAGGTATCAGCATTGGGCTTTCTTCCAAGATTGGTCGGAAAACTTTTGCTCATATCTGCCTAAATGTTCATAAGTACGACCTTGAAACTACTGCTCGAATGATGGGCTGCGAAGTAAAGAATATACGCGATTACGCCAAGGTTGAACGTGAGCGCGTGGATTTGGTGGTGAAGTGGCAGTAGGTATACAAAGATATCATTAACCACCTTAAATTAATAAGATGGTTAATGATGTGGATAAAGTTAAAATACTACTTATTGTACTGCAAAAGTTTGTTTACCAAAGGAATTGACATTTCTCCTAATTTTAAAGCGGTTTCGTCGTCTTCGCTTAGCGGGAAGCCCTTTCTTTTTAGCCCACTCCTTTAATTCGTAAGGAGTCATTTTGGTAAAGTGAAAAGCTACCTTTCTATTCCAGTCAATACACGCCTCTTTATTGCCATGTTGAAAGCTATACTTATTCGCACCTTTGGCATTTTCTACTTGAACAGGTCGTTTGGTATGGGCTTCAATTTGCTGAACAGGAGAGGTGGTGTTTGATTTTACAGAAACGGCTTCTTTTTCGCATTCCAAAAAATAGTTTCTTGCTTGTTCCCCTTTTTCAGTTCTCGACATCATCGCCAATTTCTTAGCAAACTCCAGAGATAGGGCAAAATCTTTGGTTGGCCTACCTCCGTCTGTACTCGACATCATGTCGAAAACTACCCAATCCTGATTTTGTGGCGCAAAAGGATTTTCTTCAATGTTCTTTTTATACCACCGTTTCCATTGACTTTTGTCATACCCCAAATAATCGTACAACGCCCTTGCACTTACCGCTTTTGAGCCTTGCTCATTCGGTATCAACTTGATGATTTCCTGCACGATTAAGCAAAGTTTTCAGTGCTCAATGATTTGCCTAAAATCTCTTCGTAATCGCGGAGGCTTTTTTCTCGAAGCCCATCTACCTTTGTAGTTTGAGTTTTACCGTTTACTGAACGGTTTGCTTTTTTGGTCGAAACTTGTGTTCTTTGTGACATAAAACGTGCTTGTTTTAGACCCCTTGTTAATGCTTCCTACGGCGACAAGGGGTTTTTGTTAGTAATTTATTGTATAACTTCATACAATAGTAGGCAAAAAAATCAAACTTTAAAGAATGATTGCAAAATACGCAAATAAGCACGGCTTATTTTGTGCTTACCGTTTTCCCATCCTGAAATAACAGGGTGAAATGTCCCTATCTTTTCAGCAAGTTCTATTTGCGTTAATCCCGCTTTTTCTCTCAATATTTTAAGTTCTTCGCCCGTCATTTTGTATTAGGTTTTGCAAATGTATGATTTCATACAATACTAAACAAGAGATTTTTAATATTTATTTTTGGGTTTTTTCGGTAAAATACAAAACCACCTCCTCAATAAACTTTGTCTTATTCTTTTGCTTGCTCAATATCTGAGCGACTTCGTGTGATGGGCGAAACTGTACCATCTTGGCTTTTTTCTGGCTTTCTGGTTTTGGGGGGCGGCCACCACCACGGGAGCCGCCGTGCGTGTTTTTTGGGGTCATTATTTTGTCCAGTTAGCTGTAATTTTGTACACAACACCAGTTTCAAAGTCACATTGAAACGTAGTGTAAGGCTGGTCTATTATTTCGGTAATATCACCATCTTGTTCAAAAGTAAATCCTGTCTTTTGGTCAAATGCGTACAAAAACTGCGTTCTTCCGCCTCTTATTTCTCCTTCAATTTCTTCGTATGAGAGTTTTCCAGTTCTTGCCAAATTTTCTAAATAGCAAGCCGCGTCTGCGATAAGGTCACAAGAGTAATTTTTACGAGTAAAACCATTGGCGATTGCTTTGCGGATAGTGTTTGTAGTTTTCATTTTGCGTAATTGTTTGATGGCGTAAAGCCGTGTGTGTTTGGGGTCATATTAAAAATCTTGAGTAAGTGTCTGTCAAGCCTTCTGGGTGAATTTCAACAGGGAACTTTACAGTAGCGTCTATACTTATCATTTTTGCAATTTCACCAAACGCAACCGACAATGCTACTATGTCGCTACATTCGATAACAAACCCTTCTATTGATTTTCCAGTAGGTTTATCAAGTCTAAATTGCGGGATTTCAAATTTTGCGGAACGGAAATTTTTATCCATATTCCGAAGAATGTTTTCTGAAGCCTTCCATAGAGAAAACAATCTATCATCTCCTACGTAATATGGGCTTTTTGTGTTTTGGGCGAAAACTAAGTGAAATTTCATTTTGTCTTTTTGTTTAGCGTTTAACTTGATACAAAGATAGCACTTTTTTGGTTGCTGTCAATACAAAAATCAAGATATAGTATGAACGGTTTAAATTAAGGATGAATGGAGTTAGATAAAATTCGCCTGTTTTGACCCGTTGCCATGCAAAATATTTGTGTAACAATCATTGTTTTGTTAATAATTGTTATATTTGCAATAGGGCTACATTTAAGCAGCCCTAAAAGCTATTTGACGTATTGGCTATTTTATTTTTTCAAACTCCAAATTGAGCCTATAACCACAAGCAGAGGCATAGCTTTCAATCATTTTTAGGCCAACGGGCTTTAATCCAGATTCAATGTTGTAAATTCGGGGGGCCTTATATCCTGGCCCCATTTTTTCGGCAATTTGCGCGTGAGTAAGGCCGCTTTCAATTCTCAATTGCTTGAGACGTTTGGCCATGATTTTTGTTTGTTCGGGTGTCATTAGTTAAATCTCGTTTAAAAGGTAAGTATTAAGGGCGCAAGGAAAAAATTTATCTTTTGGCCCAATTCGCTTAATGGCAATAAGTTGATTGTCTGTTATTCTTAGGCAGAAAACACCGTTTAGTTTTGGGTCTTCCGTCTCTATTGGTTCGCCTCTTTTTTGAATCAATGTGTAAAGGGCTTTTAGTTTAGTTGGCTCAATTGCTGAGGGGTTGTTATTGGCAAAATTTAAAATTTGCTCAATATTGGCAGGTTTTAAGGTAGGTTTCATGGTTTTTGGTGGTTTAAATGGTTAAATTAGTTCTAACGCCTCTAAATGAAGTGCTTCGCATTTATTTTTTGCCCATTCAAATATCTTTTCAAATGGAACATTTATTTTTACGGCTTGCAATAGAAAAAACGCATAATTTGTAAAATCGCTGTCAACTCCATGTGAAGCTATTACTTTGTTGAGGTTTTTTGTATAGTAAGCAATTAGTTCGTTTTGAGTTTTCATTGTCATATTAGTTTAATCGTTTTCAATAACTTCGTTTGAATCACTATAAGCACTTAAAACACTGTAAGCAGTCTCAACCATACCAGCGGCCTCTAAAATCACCTCTAAAGGCACGACACGTGTTCTTTTAGCGTTACGGGCTAAAGCGGTTTGAACTTTTACACGAACATAAAGAACGTGGACATTGAAACCTGCCAATTTTGCGTCATTAATCCAACGGGCGACTTTTTCAATATTTTTTCCTGTTGAGTCAATAGCGAAAGTTTCGCCTTTTGCAAGTAGTTGAAACCGCTCACGTTCTTGCTGAATCGTTGACCATTCATGTACAAGTTCGGGTCTTTTTGGGTCGTATTCAGGGTGTGAAACTTTCCATTTGTCGCAATCGTTAATGGTGACATTTGGAAAAAGGCGGTTTAAAACGGTTGTTTTACCAGCTCCGCCCATTCCTATCGTGATTATACAAGTTGGCTTATTCATTGCGGTACTGATTTAAAAATTTAAACTTAATGCTTTAGAAAATCCTAAAATAAAATGATTCATATTGTCATAATTAAGTTTAGGGCTTATGCAAGTATTATTTAGGCTAAGAAAATACATTTCTGTTTTTTTTCTTTTGTCTTCAAAATAGTACTGGTTAATTTTTAAACCTTCTACTTTTGTGCTATTTACAGCGTTTTCGAGTGCTTGTATGTGTGTCATTTTTTTAATGTTTTTGGTTATCGTTAAATCCTGTACAAATATACAACAATAGTTGTAATATACAATAGGTAAGGGTGAATTTTTTTAAATTATTTTTTCACCCTTAGTTTTTGGCCGCTTTATGCTATTCGTTCGTATCTTGTAATTTTGAACGGTTGAAAATCGGGAACTTTTAAAGCTTCAATTGCTTGAATGTCTAAAGTAATTTCAGAGAAAACATTTTCGCCTGTATTAAAGCCTTTTGCAGCGTTGTTTAAAGCGTCTTTGTATTCACAAATAGATGTTTCTGGATTTGCGCCACAATAAGTACAAAGGGCTTGAAAATCTGCTTTAATGTAGGTGTAAAGCTCTTTGTAGATGTACTTGATTTGTTCAGGCGTAAATAGGTCGAAGTTTATAGCCATAAACTTGCATCCGCTATTTATTTCTTTTGAGCCATTAAAACTCAAAGCGTAGCTTTCAATATGTCCGTTTTCTTCGTTTTTGTTAAGAAGTACGGCTGTGTGATAGCTACCGTTTTTTGGATTGTTTAAACGGCCTGTTTTGGGGTTGACGGTTTGGAATACTTTGCGAAAGCCAAAGCCCTTTTTAAATTCTATTGAATAAAAAGCGGTTGTTCTTTGTGTGTAGCCGTAAGGGTAATTTTCTACGGTTACTTTTTCGGTTGTTGGGTAAAAATTCATATTGCTTTTTGGTTTGATTGGTTCTTGTGCTGGTTGTTCTACTGGTTCGTCCTGTGATGGCTCAACTTCGTTTTTAGCCTGTTTAACGGCTGTTACAACTAATCTATACCCGTCGCACTGGATAGCTTGACCTACTGTTAGGGTTTGCGGTTGTAAAGCACTACGCAGGTCGTTTAATTTTGCTTTTAATGACTGGTAGATTCTTAAAACATAGTAGTAACGGTCAGTTCTTGCGTGGGTTAATGGGTTTTTAATATTAGCAAGTACTTGTACTAATTTTTCAGCTTTTTTGATTTTAGCCTCTAAAATGCTTGCTTCGTTGATTTGCGGTTGTGTTGGTTGCAAAAGTTCAAATTCGTCGTATCTTAATAGCGAAGCAAAACCGCCATCAAAATTTACTTGAACTCTGTTTTTTTCGACAGAAACAATCGTGCCGTTTTCTCCGTTTCTTGTTACTCTTTGTCCTTTTTGCGGTTGTGTTGGTTGAATTGTCATGGTTTCGGTTTGGTTTTGTGGTTCTTGGTTAGTTTCTGATTCAATTTCGTTTTCTACTACTTCGTTTTCTTCGTTGGTTTCGGGCTGTGTTTCGGTTATCGGCTCAACTTCTGGAGTAGTGCCAAAAACATAAATCTCATTTTGTGCTATTCTTTTTTGGTTGATTGATTCAATACTTTCGTTTGGTTCAATTGTGAATGGTTGTTTTTTTGTGCTGTTTGCTATAATTTCGGCAAATGGTTTTTGATTTTCTGATATTTTGAATAATTTCTCATTCATAGACTCATTTTTGTAGTTTTTCACTATCACCATTCCAGTAGTTTTTTCGGTTACGGTTACAAAATCACGTGATTCAAAATAAAAAAACTCAAAACCTGCGAAGTATTCAAGATTTAT